AGAGAAGCCCGAGAAGAACAAGTTCTCGCATGTCCATGACGCGCTGCAATATGCATTGATCGGTGCGGGCGAAGGCAGAAGCCTTCTCGCTGGTGGCAAAACTGCAACACCCGTTAATGCTAGGCGAGACTTCGACGTGTTCAACCGACCGGGATTCAGGCCGCGTAGGACAAGCTCGACATCTGGTCCATTGTAGTCGTTGCCTTATCAAGTCAACGGTCGCGAAACAAAGGAGTAGCCTATGTGCGGTGGCCCCAAGTTTAGTCCTCCCCCGCCTGATCCGGTCGCTGAAGCCGAGAAGGCTGCGCGTACTCAGCAGATCGAGACTCAGCGTCAGGAAGCTCAGGAAGAACGCTCCCGCGACAAGGGTATGCGACTTCAGGAAAACGTGGCTCGCTCTGCGGGCATGTACGGCTTTCGCTCGCTGATCTCCGGTCGGCGTGGCGGTAGCGGCTTTGGTCGCGAACTCCTCGGGTAATCCAAATGATCCTCCAAGAACCGCTTGTCCGCATCGAAGGCGATGAAGGCGCGAACGTCTCTGCGCGATTCGAGCGTGCAAAGCGGATCAAGGAGCAGTGGAAGTCCAAGTTCGAGGAGTGCTATGAATATGCTCTTCCTTCGCGTGAATCATTTTACGATCAAGCTCAGGGCCAAAGCCGCACTGATCGCATCTTCGATGAGACTGCGGTGGTGGGCGTTCAAGAATTCGCTTCGCGACTTCAGGCTGGCCTTGTGCCGAACTTTGCGCGGTGGTCGGAACTCGTAGCCGGGTCCGAGATTCCTCCCGATGAGCGTCCCGATGTGGACAAGGCTCTCGAAGAGGTGACGGGCTATGTGTTCGAGATTCTCCAGAACTCGAACTTCGGCCAAGAGACCAACGAAGCGTTCCTCGATCTGGCCGTTTCGACGGGCTGCATCTACGTCGATGAGGGCGATGCTCTCAACCCCGTGATGTTCACGGCGATCCCGCTGACCCAGCTTGTGCTGGACACCGGGCCTGACGACAAGATCGACTTCATTGCCCGCGAGCGTCAGCTTCCGGCTTCGAAGATCAAGGTTGCCTACAAGAAGGCGCGTCTTCCGAGCGACATGGCTAGGAAGCTGGCCAACGGCACCGACGAGAACGTGATCCTCGTCGATGCGGTCTATCGTGTGTACGGCTCGCTGGAAGAAGAACACCGCCGTGTCGTGTTCTGCCAAAAGAGCAAGCACGTCTACATGAACGAGACGTATCGCGGTGCGGGCTCCTGTCCGTTCGTGGCATTCCGTTGGGCCAAGTCTGCCGGTGAAATCTACGGTCGTGGCCCGCTGATGAACGCGATGCCCGCCGTGAAGACCTGCAACCTGACGATCCAGTTGATCCTTGAGAATGCCCAGATGGCTATCTCGGGTATCTACCAGATCGAAGACGATGGCGTGGCGAACGTCGATACAATCCAGCTTGTGCCTGGCACCGTCATTCCGATTGCCCCCGGCTCCGGTGGTCTGCAAAGCGTGAAGGCTGCGGGCAGCTTCGACGTTGCCCAGCTGATCCTTTCCGAAATGCGCATGAACATTCGGAAGGCTCTCTACAACGACATGCTCGGCAATCCCGACAAGACGCCGATGTCTGCGACTGAAGTGGCGCAGCGCATGGCCGATCTCTCCCGTCAGATCGGTTCGGCGTTCGGTCGTCTTCAGGCGGAGTTCGTCAACCCGATTCTCCGTCGCGTCGTCTACATTCTGAAGAAGCAGGGTCGCATCAAGCTTCCGACCGTCAACGGTCGCGAGGTGAAGATTCGCTCGACGAGCCCGCTTGCCCAAGCTCAGGCGCAGCAGGACATCGTGGCGTTCGACCGCTTTGTGGAATTGGTGCAGGGTCGATTCGGACCGCAGCTTGTCAACATGCTGGTGAAGTCTGAAGATGCGGCCAAGTACCTCGCCGACAAGTTCGGCGTACCGGAGCGGCTCCTGCGCTCCGACAAGGAGAGAGCGCAACTGATTCAGCAGTTGACGCAAGTGCAAGGGATGATGAATGAAAACCCCGCAGCAGGGCCGCCTCGGGCCTGACGGCGTCATTAGAACACCCGATCAGGAAGACAAGCTGAACAAGCTTTTTGCGGCAACCTTCTCCTCGGAAGCGGGGAAGGAAGTGCTTCGCCATCTTCGTCAGATCACGATTGAGTCGGTGTCGGGTCCGAACATCGGCGGCAATGAGCTGTTCCACCGTGAGGGACAGCGATATATCGTCGGACTTATAGAGCAACGGATCGGGAGAGGTCACAATGTCTGATAGCCTTATCAGCACGCAAGGTACTGAATCTACTCAGGAAAATACGGAATCGACGGCTGCTGCCGCCGAGTCGCGTCCTGAGTGGCTGCCGGAAAAGTTCTGGGTCGAGAACCGTCCTGCCTACGAGCTTCTTGCCAAGAGCTACGGCGAGCTTGAGACGAAGTTCCGCTCGAAGGAAGACGATCTTCGTGATCGTCTGATTGAGGAGCTTTCAAAGGAAGCTCTTTCGGAGCGCCCCGAGTCTCCCGATAAGTACGAGCTTCCTGCCTTCGAGGGCATTGATACGCAGGAGATCGCGCAGCATCCGATAACGAAGTGGTGGTCGGAGTTCGCCTTCGAGAACGGCTACGATAATGAGACGTTCCAGAAGGGCATCGAGATGTATCTCCAAGCCCGTATGGGCGATGCTCCGAATCCCGAAGCCGAAATGAAGTCGCTTGGCGACAACGCCAAAGCTCGCACGGAAGCGGTCGGACTCTGGGTCGGCAAGAACTTCCAGTCTGATGAGATTGATGTCATCGAACGCATCTGCACCACGGCTGCCGGGGTGAAGGTCATGGAGCGCATCATGAAGATGATGAATGACTCCGGTGACGAGAGCATCCTGCGACCGGGCATGGCTGAAGAGACGACCGAGGCCGACATCAACAAGATGATGCAGGATCGTCGCTATTGGTCCCCGACTGATCGCGATCCGGCCTACATCCAGAAGGTCGAGAAGTTCTTCCAGAAGAAGTACGGCACTTCTGCATGAAGGTCCGGTATTTCGCCAAGGACGACTTTGATCGCTGCCTTGAGCTTGGACAGATGATGCACGAGGAGTCCGACTTCCGCGTGCATCCCTTCTGCCCCGAAAAGGTAGTGACTCTCGCAACCCTTTGTCTTAGCTCGGAAAACTTTGTCTGCTTCGTCGCTGAGACGGAGCAAGACATCGTCGGGATGTTCGTGGGCCTTGCGGGCGACCACTACTTCTCCGAGGCCAAGTACGCTTCCGACATGTTGCTGTATGTAGAACCTCGGTATCGAGGATCATCGGCAGCGATTCGGTTGATGTCGGCCTTCGAGGACTGGGCAGTAGAGCAGGGTTGCCACGAGATCAGGGTAGGTGCTGCGACAGGCATTGAGCCTGAAAGATCGGACCGCTTCTTCAAGGGTATTGGGTACACGCCCTCGGGTATCCAGTATTTGAAGGCTATCGGTCCATTGAGCGCTGCACACTGAAAAGCGAATTGTCCGATCATAAGGCCCGCGCCGTCCAGACGAGCCCCGCATGGGATAACTCACCCTCTGGTTGGAATCGGACAACCTTCGAACCCGAAGCGAAACTGAAACATGAAAGGACTGCATCATGGCTGTGACCATTGATCAGGCGTTCATCAGGCAGTTCGAGTCCGAAGTCCACATGGCTTATCAGCGCATGGGCTCGAAACTGCGCGGCACTGTCCGTTTCAAGGGCAGCGTCAACGGCAAGTCTACGACCTTCCAGAAGGTTGGCACGGGCGCTGCCGCCACGAAGTCCCGTCACGGCAACCTGCCCGTGATGAACATCGACCACTCGAACGTCGAGTGCAACCTCGCCGACTACTACGCCTCGGACTACGTTGATAAGCTCGACGAGCTCAAGATCAACATCGACGAGCGTCAGGTGGTTGCGCAGAACGCTGCCTACGCTCTTGGCCGCAAGTCGGACGACCTGGTCATCACGTCGCTTGACTCGACCTCGAACACCATCACCGAGTCGAGCACGGACGGTCTGACTCAGACCAAGATCAACACCGTGTTCGAGTATTTCGGCGCGAACGACGTTCCCGACGACGGCGAACGTTACTTCGTCATCAGCCCCGCGGGCTGGGTCGATCTCCTCGGCATCTCGGCCTTCTCTGACGCCGACTTCGTTGGCGCTGACGACCTGCCCTACAAGGGCGGCATGGTCGCCAAGCGTTGGCTCGGCTTCATGTGGATGACGCACTCGGG